CTGTAAAACCAGCAGGTACAACATCATTAACATTAGGAACATCAAGTGGTATTCACGCTTGGCATAATGATTACTACATTAGAAGATTGAGAGTTGGTAAGAACGAGGCTATCTATGGTTATCTACAAAGAAACCATCCTGATTTAGTTGAAGATGAATACTTTAGACCACACGATACTGCTGTTATATCAGTACCACAAAAAGCACCTGAGGGTTCTACATTAAGAACTGAATCAGCATTTCAATTATTGGAAAGAGTAAAATTCATTAGTGAGAACTATGTTAAAAAAGGACATCGTAGTGGAATGAATACACATAATGTATCAGCGACTATATCAGTAAAAGAACACGAGTGGGAAGATATAGGACAATGGATGTGGAAAAACAAAAAAGCATACAATGGATTAAGTATTCTACCTTACGATGGTGGAACTTATAAACAAGCACCATTTGAAGATTGTGAAGAAGCAACTTATGATAAAATGGTGGAAACTTTAAAAAACATAAACTTATCACGAGTCACAGAAGAGCAAGACAATACTGATTTAAAAGGTGAAGCTGCTTGTGCTGGTGGAATTTGTGAGATAGTATAATGGAAATAGGAAATACACCATTAATAAAATTATCAGATAAATTGTATGGAAAGTTTGAAGCCATCAATCCTGGTGGTTCTATAAAAGATAGACCTGTTAAATACATTCTTGATAGATATGAGAAAGATGGGTTACTTAAAAAGGGTGATACTATCATAGAAGCTACAAGTGGTAACACAGGTATTTCATTAGCTATGATGTGTGCACAACGGGGATATAAGTGTGTAATCGTTATGCCATCAGATATGTCAGAAGAACGAAAGAAGATGATGAAGTTCTTTGGAGCTGAATTAATTGAAGTTGATGAAGGAGATTTTGATGGGGCTATTGAAACAAAAGAAATGATAGCTGAAGAACAAGGTTATGTTCAATTAAATCAATTCAATAATCCATTAAACATTGAATGTCATAAGGAGACTACTTGTTTAGAAATAATAAATCAAACTTATGATAATAATATATCAGCTTTTATAGCTGGAACTGGAACAGGTGGAACTTTAATGGGAGTCCATACTGGATTTAAAAATTTAGATAAGGATTCAAAGATAATAGCTGTAGAACCAGCCGAATCACCTGTAATGAGTGGTGGTGAAAAAGGACTTCACGGAATACAAGGTATAGGTGATGGTTCAAAGTTTTTAGTTGATTTGGATAAAGTAGATGAGGTAATTACTATTTCTACAGAAGAAGCAAAACAAAGAGCTTTAAAACTTGCAAAAGAGAATGGTTTATTTGTTGGTATATCAGCTGGAGCGAATGTATTGGCATCTGAACAATGGATAGAAAAAAACAACCCTGATGGTGTAGTCGTAACCATATTATGTGATAGGGGAGAGAGATACTTTAGTGTATTTAAATAGGTTATGAATAAAGAAAATTGGATAAAAAATGTTATTGTAGTATCAGGTGGTTTTGACCCCGTTCACAAAGGACATATTAGAATGTTTAGAGAAGCAGCTAATTTAGGACATCAAGTAATCATAGGATTAAATTCTGATGAGTGGTTAATTAGGAAAAAGGGTAAACCATTTATGAAATGGGATGAAAGAGCAGAGATACTTGAGAGTTGTAAGTTTGTAACACAGGTATTATCTATGGATGATTCAGATGATACGGCTTCTGATATAATTAAACAAGTAGCTAAATTATATAAAGGTCAGGATATGAATATTTATTTTGCTAATGGTGGAGATAGAGGTAAAGGTAATGTACCTGAACTTGATATGTGTAAAGAATTAAATGTAGTGATGTTATGGGGAGTCGGTGGAGGTAAAATTCAATCATCATCTTGGTTAATTAATGGAGGTAGTGATGGGAGTTAAAGGTGATAAATGGAGAGGTGGTTGGACACCTCAATATGCTGATAATTTTAATAAAATATTCAATAAAAATAAGGAAGAGAAAAAAATGGTTACACCAGAAATGTATTTGGAAATGTGGTTATCAGAACAGATACCAACAAAAGAATGGAAAAGAATTTTAGAAGAAAGAAATGATGTAAGTGAATTATATCAAAAACATTTAAAAAAAAAAGCTTGACATAAATATATAAAAATGTGTATATTATAGTACACATAATTTGGAGAAATAAAATGATTAAATTTTTAATGATGATATTATTGTTATTCTTGTTTGGCTGTGATAGTAATCCAATGTCAAATGAAGAACCTTGTTGTGTTTATCCACCTGATGTTGAATTGATGTCAATGGAACAAAACACAATAAATCCTGGTGATTTACCACAACCGATGATTGTTGGTGGAGAAGAAGTAGACCCAGCATGTCCTAATTGTAAGTATGAATTTATGGTTTCTTTACAAAATGGTTGGATGGGGCATTTTTGTGGAGGAGCATTAGTTAGACCAGATTGGGTTGTTACGGCAGCTCATTGTGTTGAAGGTGAGAGTACAAATAGTATTCAAGTTAAGATTGGATTACATAATGTAAATGGAACATCGGGTGCAATTACAAGAAATGTAGATCAAATTATATCTCATCCAAGTTATAGTAGTTGGTCGTTGAATAATGATTACGCTTTGTTACATTTATCACAACCAGTCACAAACTTTGAACCTATACAATTAGCTACAGATGATTCACACGATGAAGAACCTGTAATGTCAACAACGATGGGTTGGGGAGCTACACAATCTGGTGGTTGGGGTTCTAATACATTACTTGAGGTAGATGTACCTATCGATGATTCTTGTGGTAGTTATTCTAATTCAGAGATTACTAACAATATGATATGTGCTGGATATAGTAGTGGTGGATATGATTCCTGCCAAGGAGATAGTGGTGGTCCATTAATTATGACTAACGATGATGGAGAGTATGAGTTGATTGGAATAGTGAGTTGGGGTTATGGATGTGCAGAAGCTGCATTTCCTGGTGTGTACTCAAAAATATATAGTAGATTAGATTGGTTCTTTAGTTATATTGGAGAACCTGAAGAAGATTTTGTAGTAGATTTATATGGTGATGTAAACTTTGATGGTTATTTAAATGTTAATGATATTGTTTTAATAGTTAATTTTGTATTAAACACCACAATCCCAACAGAAGAACAATCATTAACCGCTGATATAAATCAAGATGGTATTATAAATATACTTGATGTAATTGGAGTTGTTGGTGAAATACTTGGAACATCATTTGCACAATCAGTAATATGGTTAGAAGAAAACTTTCCTCAATTAAAAACAAAGGAAAGATTGAATAAATTAGATAAATCAATACATTTTGCAAAATAGGGGGAAATAATATGGCTAAGGAAATAAATAAATATGAATATACGGCAAAACTTGAAAGAGTGGTGGATGGTGACACTTGTGATGCTCTTATTGACTTGGGTTTTGATACTTGGGTTAAGAAGAGAATTAGATTTAAGGGTGTGGATACTTGGGAATGTAGAACTCGTGACCTTGACGAAAAGAAAAAGGGATTAGCAGCTAAAGAGTTTACAAAAAACTTATTAGAAAATTCAGATGGTGGTAAGTTTGCAATTCGTTCTCATGGTGTTGGAAAATATGGAAGGGTGTTAGGTGAACTATTCGTCAAAGGTGAAACTAAATCAGTAAATGATTTATTATTAGAAAACGGACACGCATACGAATATGAAGGTGGAAAGAAAAAAGTATTCGGAAGTTAAATGGGAAACAATTTATTTAAAGATAAAAAGGTAGGTTTTACTTGTAGTTGTTTTGATTTGTTACACGCTGGACACATCTTGATGTTAAAAGATGCAAAAGAACAATGTGACTATCTCATTGTCGGTTTACAAACAGATCCAACCTTAGACAGACCTGAGAAAAATAAACCAATTCAATCATTTGAAGAAAGAAAAATTCAGTTAGAAGCTGTAAAATATGTAGATGAAATAAGAGAGTATTCAACAGAATCAGAGTTAAGAGATATGTTGGTTGATGTATGGCCAGATATCAGAATACTTGGTTCTGATTACATCACGATAGATAATTTTACAGGTTGTAATTTTAACATACCAATTTATTATCACGAAAGAAATCATAACTATTCCTCATCAAATTTAAGAAAAAAAATATCAAAAAAAGCTTGACTTACATTGCGAAAAGGTTGTACATTTAGATATGTATCAGAATATATATGTAAAACGAACAAAGACAAGTAGTGAAGTTCATCTATGGGATGATAAAACAGGTTATCAAAAGTTTCAATATAAACCATATGCTTATTTAAAATCACAAACAGGCACATATCGTTCCCTTTATGGTGACAAACTCAAGAAAGTAAACTTTTGGACTGGTGATGATTTACAGAATGGTAGAGTTTTTGAATCAGATATTCCAATTGAAACAAGAACATTGGTTGATATGTATACAGATTCAGATGAGTCATCAGTTGGACATAGAGAAGTTTATTTTGATATTGAGGTTGAAGTCAAAGATGGTTTTCCAGACCCTCAAAGAGCAGATAATAAAATTACAGCTATAGCTCTATATGATAGAACAACAGATAAATATTCTTGTTATGTATTAGGAGATGTTCCAAATACAGATGTTGTAGAGTCATTCAAATCAGAAGAAGAATTACTACAAAGATTCTTTCAGAAATATCTTGAAATAAATCCAACGATATTAAGTGGTTGGAACATTGATGGATTTGATATTCCTTATTTATATAACAGAACAACACGAGTTTTAGGTCACCAATTTGCAAATGCTTTATCACCAATCGGTGAAGTATTCTATTCAGAACATAAGAGAAGATATAAGATTGCTGGTGTATCTTGTCTCGATTATCTTTCATTGTATAAGTTATTTACTTACACACAAGAATCATCATATCGATTAGATTACATTGGACAAAAAGAGGTTGGAATTGGTAAGATTGAATATGAGGGAACATTACAAGATTTATATGAATCTGACATCAACAAGTATATCGAATATAACTTAAATGATGTTAAGATTGTAAAAGCACTTGACGATAAGTTAAAGTTTATTGAATTGGCTCGTGGTATATCACATGTCGGGCATACACCTTATGAAGATGTATATTTTAGTAGTAGATATTTAGAAGGTGCTATACTCGTGTATTTAAGAAAGATTGGTGTGGTTGCTCCAAATAAAGATTTGAATGCTAGAGATAAAATGAATCGTGGTGATGATGACAAGTTTACTGGTGCATATGTTAAAGACCCTAAACCGGGTAGATATGAGTGGGTGTTTGATTTAGATTTAACATCAATGTATCCTTCAACAATTATGACTTTGAACATATCACCTGAAACCAAACTTGGTAAATTAGTAGGTTGGGATGCTGAAGAATTTATAAAAGGAACACCAAAGACATATACACTTGAAGTTAATGGTAAAGAAAAGGGTAAGTATAATCAAGATGAATTAAAGAATATGTTTGATAATAATAAAGTATCAGTATCTTCAAATGGTGTATTATATAGATGTGATAAAAAAGGTTTGATACCTGTATTGTTAGAGAATTGGTTTAATGAAAGAGTTGAATACAAAAGATTAATGAAAAAACACGGTGATGAAGGTAACGATGAACAATATGGATATTTCAAGAGAAGACAACATGTACAAAAGATTGTATTAAATTCATTGTATGGTGTGTTGGGATTACCAGTATTTAGATTTTATGATATTGACAATGCTGAGGCTACAACCACAACTGGACAAGACTTAATTAAATTTACAGAAAAAATTGCTAATAGTTATTATAATAATAAACTTGGTGATAAAGAAGATTATTGTATTTATACTGATACTGATTCAGTATTTTATTCAGCCATTCCATTAGTTAAAAAAGAATTTCCTAATGCAGATTTATCAGATGATAAATTTATGACGGAGAAGATATTAGAAAAGGCTGGTATTGTTCAAGATTATATTAATGAATCTTATAATCTATTTGCTAAACGATTCTTGAATTGTGATGAACATAGATTTGATATCAAACAAGAGTGTGTGGCTAAGTCAGCGTTTTGGGTTACAAAGAAAAGATACGGACAATGGATTATCAATGATGGTGGTGTCAAATGTGATAAACTTGATGTTAAAGGTTTAGATATAGTTAGGAGTAACTTTCCACCAGCTATGAGAGAGTTGATGACTTTAACTCTTAAAAGTATATTGTCTAATGAGGATAAGGATATTATAGATGAGAGAATATTAGAGTTTAAAAAGTCTATGAAGAAAGAAGAGTTAGTAAATATAGCTCTACCAACTGGTGTTAAAAGATTGGCTAAGTTTGCTGACAAAAAAAAGGTTGGTAGGTTGAATAGTAAAGGTAGTATCTTTACACCAATGCATAAAGGAACACCTGTACATGTGAAAGCTGCTTGGGTGTATAACGATTTACTCGAGTATCACAAACTTGAGAATTACGAAAAGATTAAGAATAGTGAAAAGATTAAGTGGGTATATTTGAAAGATAATACATTACAGATTAAACAGATAGCATTTAAAGGTTATGATGACCCACCAGAAATTATGAAATTTATACAAGAAAATGTGGATTATGATAAATTATTCACAAGAGCACTAGAGAAAAAGATACGAATGTTCTATGAGGCATTGAATTGGGAAATGCCTGTTGATAAAATAAATACATTGGAACGATTTTTTTAGTTGACTCGTATGGCAAAAGTTTCGTATATTAAAATAATAAATTCTAAATAGGAGAATAAGATGCAAAAAAGTAAGTTAGATAAATTCATTTCTAAATACAATTTGGGTGGAAATGTAAATTCAGTAAAATGGAAATCAAATGGTGATACATTAACAACTTCATTTGTTACTCCTGATAAATCATTATTGGGAAATGTGAAGGTTGATAAGTTTCAATTTGAAGACGCTGAACTTGGTGTATATCAAACCGACCAATTAAAAAGTTTGATTAATGTATTGGGTGATGATGTATCATTAGACTTAACAAGGTTTGGTGATAAGGCTGTTTCACTTAAAGTTAAAAATGGTCCTGTTTCAGTAGATTATGTATTAAGTGATTTATCTGTTATATCAGACCCACCACAAATGAAAAGACTTCCGGAGTTTGGAACTAAAATTAAATTAGATTTAAATTTCATTTCAACATTCATTAAAGGTAAAGGTGCTTTGAGTGATATTGATACATTTTCTATTGTTAAAAATGGTGAAGGTTGTGATGTTGTGATTGGTTATTCATCAACAAATACAAATCGTGTAAATATTCCAACGGAGTGTGACACTTGTGATATTAACACACCAATCACATTTAACGCTAATCTTTTTAAAGAAGTATTAGTTGCAAATCGTGAATGTTCATCAGCAGTTCTTGAAGTTTCAACAGAGGGCTTGGCTAAAGTAAACTTTAAAGTTGATGATTTTGATTCTACATATTATATAGTTGCAATGCAGGATGTAGATTAATGAGTTACGAGGATGAAATGCAAGAATATCATTCTGAACGAATGATATCTAATGAAATGAAATATTACTATAAATTAAAAGTTCCTGCTGGAACATATTATTCAAATAATATATTCGTTCTTATGTGGGATTTAGTAAAACACAGATTGTGGCACTTAATTAAACATAGGAGGTGGGTAGATTAATGGAACATAGTTTATGGGTAGAAAAATATCGTCCAACGGACTTATCAACTTATATTGGTAACGAGCATCTTAAAGAAAAAGTGAAGGTATATCTTGAATCAGAAGATGTACCTCACCTTCTTCTTTATGGTAAAGCTGGTACTGGTAAGACAACATTGGCAAAGATTATTACATCTAACATAGATTGTGATTATATGTATATCAATGCTTCTGATGAAAACAAAGTGGATGATGTTAGAAACAAAATCAAAACATTTGCTTCATCCGTAGGTTTCAAATCCTTGAAAGTAATCATTCTTGACGAGTGTGATTACCTTACACCAAATGCACAGGCTGCATTGAGAAACCTAATGGAAACATTTTCAAAACATTGTCGATTTATTCTTACTTGTAATTATGTAGAAAGAATAATCGACCCAATTCAATCGAGATGTCAATCATACAAAGTTGTACCACCATCTAAAAAAGAAGTGGCACAACAAATGGTTGATATTTTGGATAAAGAAGATAAATTGTATAAACTTGATGATGTAGCTCTTATCGTAAATGCAGGTTATCCTGATATCCGTAGAGTTATCAATTCAGCTCAAAGACAAGTTGTTGATGATAAGTTAAAAATTGATACAAGTTCTGTAATTCAAAACAACTATAAGTTACAATTGTTAGATATGTTATCAAGTGGTGCTAAACTGAATGATATAAGACAATTGATTGCGGATAATTCTATAAGTGACTATTCAGAAATATATAGACTGTTATATGATGAGGTAGAAACTTATGGTAAAGGCAAAGTAGCAGAATGTATCTTGAATATAGCGGAAGCACAATATCAAGATGTAAATGTAGTTGACAAAGAAATCAACTTCATGTCACTAATAATAAGATTATTGAGGGTAATAAAATGAAACGATTTAAAGTAGAGCATAATAACTATGAAAAACCAACAGTATTTATAACATTACATAAACCACCTTATGAAAATGAAAATATTTTACATAAGACTGGTTGGAAAACAAAAGATGTTACAATAACAGAGGTAGAACAATATCGGGAGGAAGAATAAAATGATGATACCAGACGGAAAAGGTCAAATGCAAGAACAAATTGACTTTAGTAAAACAACGGAAATCAAATGTGAAAAATGTGGTAACTTGACATTTAAACAGACACTTTTGATGAGAAAGATGTCAGCATTGGTTTCACCAAATGGACAAGAAACCATAATACCAATGGCAGTATTCGCTTGTGAAAAATGTGGACATGTGAATAAAGAGTTCGCTGATGTGGCTGGGGTTCAATAATAATGACAATATTTGATTGGATAAATCAAATGCTTGTTACTAAAAAGCATTGGAGTGAATTTACAGAAGACGAACAAAAGAAATTCAGTCCTTTTATAATCAATCGTTGGTTATCAATGGATAAAGAGTTTATTGAGTTTGTTAATGTATTTCAGAAATATGCTATTGGAACTCTTGAACCTCGTGAGGTTTATATGTGGTACAGAGATGTTTTACCAAAAGGTAAAAGATTTAATAAATATATAAAAGGTAAGAAAGATAAGAAATATAATACTGAATTACTTGACATTATGGTTACACATTTTGAATGTAGTAAATCACAAGTTAAAGATTATTTAGAATTGATTCAAAAAGATGAATTAATAGAAATATTGGAAAAGTATGGAATGAATAAAAAAACAATAAGAAGGTTATTGAAATGAAAATAAAAGAACGAGAAACTAAATCAAGTTATGTGAAGGGTACACTATATAGTAAAAACTCAAATGCAGTAAAATATATAGAAGAAACATATCCAGAAACAGCAAAAGAGTTTAGAAAAATACAAGAAGAACAATATGAAACATTCTGTAAAAAACAAATGGATTATGGTCCAAGTAATATATCAATGGGAACTGGTGTAGGTGAAACTATAAATACAAAATTAGCCACCACAGCACTTGTCATTAGAATAAATGATAAAGTTCAAAGACTATTAAATCTTGTAGTATCTAACGATAGAGATGCTCAGAATGAACCTGTTGAAGATGCATTCAAAGATTTATCAGTTTATGGTATAATCGCACAAATAGTTAAAAACAAAAAATGGGGAATATAATGAATAAATTATTAATGGCGGCTATTGATACATATCAAGCCCAAAAAACAGAAGCACTAGCTCATTTGGATTTACTATTCAATGACGCTACTATGATTGGTGAACACACGGATTTAACAACTGAAGTAAAAAAATGGACAGCAAGTTTAGCAGAAGCTGAAGATTGTTTAAAAGTATTGGATACACATTTTTATGTCGGTAAATCCAAGTAAAATAACTATTCGAGAAATCTCAAAGAAGATAGCTAAAGATATGATTGTAAAAAATCATTATAGTCACAAGTGGACATCTTGTCGATACGCTTTAGGTATCTTTTATGAAACAGATAACGAACACACATTCTTTGATGAGAAAGATGAGAAGTTAGCTGGTGTGGCTATCTATGGTTATCCTGTTGGTAGGAGTGCTCCTAAATCTATTTCACCTGAATTAAAAGAAGAAGAGGTTTTGGAGTTGACAAGACTATTTATATTTGATGACTATGGAAAGAATACGGAAAGTGTAGTATTATCCAAGACATTTAAATGGTTACAAGAGAATGCAAAAGATATTAAAGTGTTAGTATCTTATTCAGACCCAGAACAAGGACATTTAGGAATTATATATCAAGCAACCAATTGGATATATCAAGGCAATAGTATTAGGTTAATGCCTAACTACGCTATACGACTTACAGAGGATGGTGATTGGATGCACTCAAGAAATGTTACAACGAAGTTTGGTTCTCATAATCTTGAAAAATTAAAGAAGAAAATCGGACATACATTTTGGAGGAAAGAAGAACCTGAAAAACACAGATACTTGTATTTATTATGTGGAAAGAAAGATAAGAAAAAGATTATGAATACATTGATACATAAACCTAAACCATATCCAAAAGATGCTTATCAATTCTATCCAGAAGTACAAACAATTGAAGTAGAATCAAAGGAGAGATTTTATGAATAAAGGTTGGTTATTAGTTAAAGAAAAATTTCACGATTCATATGAAACAAAAAGATTAGTTAGTACATTTGAAGCCCATAATGTTGATATACAAATTATAGACCCAAATGAAATAGATATTTTTGTTAATAAAGAAAACAAACAATCTATATTAGTATATGGAAATTCAGCTCCTCTTCCTGATTTTGTATTTCCAAGAACAGGTAGTGGAACAACATATCATATCAAAGCAGTTATTCGACACTTTGAAAGAATGGGAGTAACTGTAATTAATACAAGTGACGCTATAGATAATACAAAAGATAAATTATATTCACATCAGATACTTGCACAATCAAATCTTGACATACCAAACACAATGTTATTAAAACATCCAATTGATATAAGTTTTGTAGAAAAAAACATTGGGTTTCCTGTGATTGTAAAAAAGATTAGTGGTAGTTATGGTAGAGGTGTATTTTTAGCAGAAACTAAAAAACAATTTAAACAATTATTAACGATGGCTGAACTCACAAAAAAATCTTATAATATTATTATTCAAGAATTTGTAAAAGATACTTGGGGTAAAGACTTACGAGTTTTAGTCGTAAACAATAAAGTGATTGGTTGTATGATGAGACAAGCTACTGATGATGATTTCAGAGCGAATATATCTCGTGGGGGTGAAGGTATTCCATATGAAGTAAATGAACAAATAGAATGGTTATCAGTTGAAGCGTCTAAAGCATTAAATTTAGATATTGCAGGTGTTGATTTATTATTTGACAATGGTGGTTATAAGATTTGTGAAATTAATTCCAATCCTGGGTTTGAAGGAATGGAAACTTTTACAAAAAAGAATATAGCTAGTGAAATAGTACAATTTATAAAAATGAAAATAGGAGCATTCGATGAATAAAACAGAAATGTTTATAAAAAGATTAAAAGAATTATCTGATAAAAATGAATTAGATAAAGTTTATAAATCAATGGATGAAAAAACAAAAGAAGCAACTAAAGTTTTAATTAATAAATTGGCGGTTAAAATTTATGGGTAGAATATCTTATAGTCAGTTATCAATGTTTTCAGAGTGTCCACAAAGGTGGAAACTGAATTATATAGACGATGTATCTGTAAGAGAACCAAGTATCCATTTACTATTTGGTACAGCGATGCACGAAGTAATACAAACTTGGTTAGAAGTTATGTATCACGATAGTGTGAAGAATGCAAATAAACTAAATCTTGAACAAAGGCTACATGACAAAATGATGGAACAATTCCAAAAAGACAAAGAAGCTTATGGTAAGAACCCCTGTACATTAGAAGAATTAAGAGAGTTTTTTCAAGATGGTGTAGAGATATTAGATTTTGTTAAAAAAAGAAGAGCTGATTATTTTAGTAAAAGAGGATATAAACTTATTGGTTGTGAAGTTCCAATTGATGTAGAATTAAAAAAGAATGTTAAAATGGTTGGATATTTAGATATAGTTATATTAGATGAAATGACTAACACTTTGAAAATCTATGACATAAAAACATCTACTCGTGGTTGGAATAAGTGGATGAAAAAAGATGAAAACAAAACACAACAATTGTTATTATATAAGCAATTCTATTCTAAACAATACAATCACCCAATTGATAAAATAGAAGTAGAATACTTCATAGTGAAAAGAAAACTATGGGAAGAGGCGATGTTTCCACAAAAAAGAGTACAGAAGTTCTCACCCGCTAGTGGTACTGTAAGTATGAACAAGGTAGCTAAGAGGTTGGACCTGTTCTTAGAGTTAGCATTTGATGATAACGGAGCCAGAATTTCTGAAAATATAGTCCCAACACCAAGTAAAAAAGCTTGTAGATGGTGTGAATTCAATCAAACAGAATATTGTAAGGTAGGAGTAAAATGAAAGTAGCTGTTGTAGGTAGTAGAAGATATGAGAATAAAAAGAAGATTAAAGATTTTGTGTTCAAACTTAAAGAACAATATGGAACAGATACAATAATAGTAAGTGGTGGGTGTAAACAAGGTGCAGATAGATATGCTAAAAAATATGCATTAGAATTAGGATTAAATTATGAAGAGTATCCGCCATTTCACGAGGTTCATAATTTATATTGTTCTTTACCTGAATCAAGATATGATAAACCATTTAGTATGAGAAACTTTTTTGCTAGAAATAAAATAATTGTTGGAACATCAGATTTTATTGTAGCGTTCATACCTGAGGGTGTGGAGGCTAATGGAACAAAAAATGTTTTAGAGTATGCTAAAAAAATGAACAAAAAAAGAATAATAATTTCATAGTTTTTTTATATTCATATATATTTATATATATAAATACGATGGAGAATAAAATATGAAAAATACAAAACTAACATCGGTTAAAATTCTTGAAGAACTATATCAACAATTCAAGTTAAATACTGTTAACACAAAAATGACTTTACAAAAGTTAACGAATCGTTCAGTAGATAGATTTTTAACAGATGAAAAATATAGAGAAGAAATAGAAACTTATGATAATTTGATTGTAAGTGGAAGTAATTTTTAATTAAAAGGAAGAGAGTTATATGAAAAGAAAAAAAATACTACTTTTATCAGATGATTTAAGAATGCATTCTGGAATAGCAACACAATCAAAAGAATTTGTAATGGGAACATTACATAAATATGATTGGGTTCAATTAGGTGGAGCAGTAGATCATCCAGAACAAGGAAAGATTGTAGATATGTGTCAGGCTGCACAAACTGAAACTGGTATTAAAGATGCATATCTAAAAATATATCCCATAACAGGTTATGGTAATCCAAATTTGTTAAGAGAAATATTAGAAATAGAAAAACCAGATGCTATCCTACACTTTACAGACCCAAGATTTTGGATTTGGTTATACAATATGGAAAATGAAATTAGACAAAATATTCCTATTATGTATTATAATATTTGGGATGATTTACCAGACCCATTATACAACACAAACTTTTATAGAAGTTCAGATTTACTAATGGGAATTTCAAAACAAACTTATGGTATTAACAAAAGAATACTTTCTAAATATGGTTATGAAGATTGGCAAGTTAAGTATGTTCCACATGGAATAACCAACAAAAGAATATTTAAAATAGAAGAAAAAGGTGATACCAAATTTAAAGAATTTGAACAAAAATATGGTTTAGATAAATACAAATATAAAATACTTTATCTTAACAGAAATATCAGAAGAAAGAATCCAGGTGATGTTGCACTAGCTTATAAACATTTTATGGACAAACTTACACCTGAACAAAGAAAAGAATGTTGTTTTATATTTCATTCAGCACCAAGTGATGAAAACGGAACTGATATGAGAGCTGTATGTTCAACATTATTACCTAACTATCCTGTGATATTTACATATGATGGTTCAAGTGGAAATGCATTCGCTGATGAAGAACTAAATTTTTTATTTAATTCAGCAGATGTTTATATCAATTTAGCATCAAATGAAGGATTTGGGTTGGGTAGTTGTGAGATGTTACATACAGGTGGAGTTATCGTAGTTAATGTAACTGGTGGATTACAAGACCAGTGTGGATTCAAAGGTAAAGATGGTAAATATTTAACTGCTGATGATTATATTGAGTTAGGTTCTAATCACAGAGGTAAATATAAAGAACACGGTGAATGGGTTAAACCTGTGTGGCCTAGTAACATATCATTAGCTGGTTCACCATTGACACCATATATATTTGATGATAGATGTCAATATGAAGATGCTGGTGAAGCACTTTATGAATGGTATAAAACAGGACCTGAAGAGAGAGAAAAATGTGGTGAAATTGGAAGACAGTGGGTTCAGAGTGATGATGCTGAAATGACAAGTAAACATTTATCACTCAATTTTATAAAATCAATGGAAGGTGTTTTCAAAAAATGGAAACCTCAACCTAAATATGTAATGGAGGTAGTATAATGAAAAAATTTATGTTAATAACAGCACCCGTGACATCAAGAAGTGGATATGGTGACCACGCTAGAGATTTAACTCACGCTTTTTTACAACACGATAAGTATGATATTAAAATACTTGATGTGCCTTGGGGAGTATGTCCAAGAAATGCTCTTGATAAAAATAATTCAACTGATAAAAAAATATTAGATTGTATTGTAAATAATCCACAACAAGAAATAAAAGTACAACCAGACATACATGTTGATATTAGAATACCAAATGAATTTGAAACTCATGGTAAATTTAATATTGGTATAACTGCTGGTATTGAAACAACAGCTGTATCGAGTGCTTGGATTGATGGTTGTAATAAAATGGATTTAATTATTGTACCATCAAACCATTCTAAAGATGGTTTTGTAAAAGCATTATATGAAAAAATGCAAACAGCACCAGATGGACAGCAACATAAAATTGGTGAGTTAAAATTAGAAAAACCAATTGAAGTATTGTTTGAGGGTTATGATGATAATATTTATAAATCAATTGATAATTCATCATTGGACTTAGTTGATGATATCAAAGAAGACTTTGCATTTTTACATGTTGGTATGTGGGGTAAAGGTGGTTATGGTGAGGATAGAAAAGATATATCGAAGTTGGTAAAAATCTTTTATGAGTCATTCGCTAATAAAAAAGAAAAACCAGCGTTGATATTAAAAACTAACGGTGCTACATTTTCTGTGATAGATAGAGAAGATTGTTTAAATAACATAAAAGATATAAAAGCTAAATTTCCAAAGGATTGGGATTTACCAAATATTTATTTATTACACGGTTCATTGTCTTCAGAGGAAATGAATAAATTATACAATCACCCAAAGGTAAAATCTTTTATATCATTAACTCATGGTGAGGGATTTGGTAGACCAATGTTAGAAGCATCAGTAGTTGGTTTACCAGTTATAGCTAGTGGGTGGAGTGGTCAACTTGATTTCTTATCTCAAACAGATTCGATGTTACTTGGTGGCGAACTAAAACAAGTTCCAAAATCACAAGTGTGGAAAGACATAATCATACCTGAATCACAATGGTTTAATGTAAACGAGACTCAAGCTTACAGAGCTATGAATCATACATTTAATAACTATGACGAAGTTAAAAATAAAGCTATTAATTTAATGAAAATAAATAGAGAAAAATTTACATTAAATAAAATGATACAAAAGTTGGATGATATAGTTACAAATTCAATATCACATCTTCCAACTCAAGTCGGAATTAAACTTCCAAAATTAAAAAAAGCTGGTAATTCAAAACCACCAAAAATTAAATTACCAAAATTAAAAAAATTAACAAGTGAGGCCACAGTATGAAAGACTTAATAAGTAATTGTTTTTTGTGTGATGAAAAATCTTTACACATAGCTGGAACAGAAGATTCTCAGGTGATGCAATGTATCAATTGTGGTTACACAACCACAACCAAATTTACTGGAACAAAAGAAACAAATGAAGAGTTTCAAAAACTTGGTGAGGATATGAAAAATTGGGCTATTGAAAAAAATGGTAAAATATGGATACCAACTGTTATGGCTTTACCAGTTGGTATGTTACATCCTATCAATATAAAAAATAAAATGAAATGGTCTTTTTCACCGATGGTTGAAATACCTGAAGAAGAAAGAGAGAATTATCCAAATGGACAAGATGGTTTCTATGATAAAAAAGTTGATACAGAAAATTCTACAATTTATGATATATTTATAGATGGTATATCTCATATGAATGAACTTATGAAACAAAAGGTAAGTGATGGCCAATAAAAAAAAACCATATAATTGGAGTAGAGTTAAACCAGGTGATGTAATTTCATTTCGATACAAATCAGAAAAAACTGGAGCTCTTCGTACTCATTCAATTTTAGTTTTGAATCCGAGAATAACTATTGTAAACAAAGATAAATCTCAATCTAGAAAATTAATTGGTATAAAATTAGAAGAATCAAATATGATTGATTTTAGGTTGACTACGAGACAAATACAGATAATGGAACAAATAGGTAATTTTAAAAAAATAGATGATAAAAATAATTTGTTTAAATTAAATATACATCAAAAATTTCTTATAAATGATATTAAAGGTGTAAAAAAAAGGGCCTATGAGTTATTAAAAAAGAGTACTAAAATGTTAGGACAATATAGAACATATTCATATTCAAAAGCTAAAAGAAGTGGTGTTTTTTTAGAACCCATAAGAGTATTTGATGAGAAATATAAAAAACAAAAACCCAAAAAGAAAAAAATAGGGGTAAAAGAAAAAGCTGCCATTGCCGCTGCAGCCGATGTTGTAAAAAAAATAAAAAATAAAGGGAAAAAATAAAAAAAATGAAAATAAGTTATAGTATTTTAACTCACAATGAAGATGACTCATTGATGAAGTTACTTGAGTTTTTAGTCAAACATAAAGACGAAGAAGATGAAATAGTAATTCTTGATGACTATTCAGATAATCCAAAGACAATTGAAATATTAGATGTAATGACATCTATGCATGAAATGACTTTTGAACAAAGACATTTGTTAAAAGATTATGCAGGACAAAAAAATTACTTGACTCGTATGTGCAAAAATGACTATATTATTAATATAGATGCTGATGAGTTACCACATAAACAATTAATGAAAAATATTAAATCCATATTAGAATCAAATCCAACAATAGATTTATATTGGGTGCCAAGAGTGAATACGGTTGATGGTATCACACAAGAACATATTAATAAATGGGGTTGGAATGTGAACGAAAAAGGTTGGGTAAACTTTCCTGATTATCAAGGTAGGATTTGGAGAAATC